CAATATCAGTCTGCCTTTGTTGCTGATCAAGAGATCAATCTGTTGGCAGCATTGACTGAGATCATGTGTAACTGTGAATTCAAATGAAATGTTTAGTAACTGGTGGATCGGGTTTTATCGGTTCCCACATAGTCGATAGACTATGCCAAAATCCAAACAATGAAGTCGTTGTAATTGACAACGAGTCTGCTGTATCAAATGAAAAATTTTATAACAACCCACTCGCTGAGTATCATTCTTTTGACATCCGTGATATGGATGCTTGCTATCCTCTATTTGAGGGTGTGGATACCGTCTTCCATCTAGCAGCATTCAGTAGAATACAAGTTGCAATGCAGAATCCACAGGCATGCATTGAGACTAATATTCAAGGCACCATCAATATGTTGGAGTGTGCAAGAAAGTGGGGTGTGAGAAGATTTGTCAACTCATCCACATCATCTCTCTATGGTTTGAAAAATGAACCACCATTAGAAGAGACAATGCCAACTGATTGTTTGAATCACTACTCTGCTAGTAAGAGATCAGCAGAGGTCATGTGTCAGATGTACTATAACTTGTATGGTCTTAGGACTGTGACACTTAGATACTTCAATGTATATGGTGATCGTCAACCACTCAAGGGTTTATATGCACCTGTGGTTGGTCTGTTCTTGGAACAGAAGAAGGCAGGTAAACCACTCACCATAGTTGGTGATGGTCTACAACGTAGAGACTTCACTCATGTAGATGATGTTGTCGAAGCGAATATAGATGCCATGATGTGTAACTTCTCTGGTATAGAGATCAACATAGGCACAGGTAAAAACACCTCCGTCATTGAACTTGCTAACATGATTGGAGGAGACATCGAATACATACCAGAAAGACCTGGTGAAGCAAGAGAAACACTTGCATCAGTATACAAAGCAGCAGTTGCTTTGAACTGGTTCCCTCGTAAATCAATTGAGGATTACATTCATGAAGAACTTGAAAACACCCCTGCGTTATCCTGGCGGTAAGAGCAGAGCAATCACAAAGATCAGTGAGTTCTTTCCTGATCTTAGTAAGTATGAACAATTCAGAGAACCATTTCTAGGTGGTGGGTCTGTCTCCTTGTGGGTGACCAAGACCTACCCTGACTTGAAGATATGGGTAAATGATTTGTATGAACCATTATATAATTTTTGGGTGCAGTTACAGTCAAATGGTTCTGAGATGCAAGATATATTATCTGATATAAAAGGAGAAAATCCTGATCCTGATAAGGCAAAAGAATTATTCATAGAGTGTAAGAATCAAGTGTCAACTGGTGACGATTTAGATCGTGCAGTTGCTTTTTATATTATCAACAAGTGTAGTTTCAGTGGACTAGGAGAGAATAGTTCTTTCTCAGCACAGGCAAGTGATTCTAACTTCTCTATGAATGGTATAGAGAAACTATCAGGTTATCAAAATATAATCAAAGATTGGGCGATAACAAACTTATCTTATGAACACATGCTTGATGGTAAGGATGCTTTTATATACCTTGACCCACCCTATGAGATAGGATCTAACCTTTATGGTAAGAAGGGTGGCATGCAGAAATACTTTCATCACACTAGATTCTCTGAAGCATGTAGTAGTTCAGATAATAATATGCTTGTCAGTTATAACTCATCTAATCTAAATAAAAGAAGATTCGCTGATTGGAATGCAGCAGAGTACGATCACACATACACAATGCGATCTACTGGCGATTACATCAAAGAACAAAAGAAAAGAAAGGAACTTGTACTGACAAACTATGAAAACATTTCAACAATTCATTGATGATATACCTGAGTTAGATGAGAGTAGTATGTCTCGTATCAAGTCACAGTCTGATAAGGGTGGCACTGCTGTGATGTCAGCATCAAGAGGTAACTTGTCTAAGAAAGAGAATAGAGCAAGGGCAAAAAAACTTGATAGAGATATACGTGGTAAGTTTGGAAAGGGTGCAACTAAAGTGACTGGAAAGTATGATGAAAAAGATGAGAAGACTGGTGAGACTAAAAGAGTCAAGGAAAGAAGTCATGTGATACAGTCTGGTAAAATGGGTAAGAGAAAGTTCAAGAAGGCAGTCAAATCTCTAGGTAAAAAATATGGTCAGGACTCTGTGATAACACAGCAAAAAGGATCAAAAGATGCTACACTAAAGAGAACCAGAAAAGGTGGGTTACCCAAGAGAAATATCAAACTTGGAAAGATGAGACCTGGTAGATCTGGTGAAAACGAAACCCAGAAGAAAGGCAAAACCTTTACCTATGACACAAAGTAAACCTTATGATGACAGTAACTGGAAGGAAGACTACCTCAGTTACAAACATGTCACTAAAAGACAGCGAGAACTACTAGAGAACGGAGCAAAGAGTCTGTCTCAATCATGGTTACTAGGTGCAATGTATAATGAATGGAAGCGAATGAAAGGATACCACAAGTTTGATCCAAAAGAAAATGAGGGTCAGTTTCAATCTTCTCTCAGTGACTTCCTAAAAGACCATGGATAAAGTAGAAGACCTATACGATGACATGGAACGTCTCAACATGTTGTATGAAGAGATGTGTTGGGATCCAAATGTGAGACTTGACTTTAGAGCAGATTATGAAAACAACAGAATCATTATCAAACCAAGACCTGAAAGATTGGATTCTGGGTTATCTTAGTAAACCGAATGTTGTTTTCAATGGTTTGCCACCATGTCCTTATGCTAAGAAGGCATGGTTAGATGGTAATGTAGAGATAAAAAAGTTTGTAAATTACGATCAACTGAGAGAGACTATAAAAAATATTGTTGGATCTCAAGTAAAAATATTCTACTATGAATATCCACTAACACCTGATGCCGACAAGTTGAAAAGTGTTGTAACATGGTTGTCAAAAGAATATCCTGACTACATCTTCTATGATGAGCACCCAGATACGATAGAGATGGTAGGTGGAGAAATAATCAATAGTGGTGTGACTGCTATAATAGTGCAAGATAGAAAAGATTTGTTAGAAAAGAGAGCAGAGTTACAGAAAACAGGGTATTATGATAAGTGGACACCTGAGATGAAGGAGAGGATCTTTGACCGTTGAACTGAAAGATTGGTTGAATTCTATCAACAGCAACAAGAAGAATTTGGTAGAGGAAGATCCAGATTGTATCAAGCAATACTCACCGTACATCATCAATAGGTGTCTATCAGGTCACCTTGACTGTATCATGTATGTGAACGAGATGAACATGCACATAGACCTTGATAAGCAGTTGCAATATGACTTTTATCTAAATACTCTCAGATCTAAGAAAAGGTTTGCACCTTGGATTAGGAAAGAAGAGTTGAAGAACCTTGAGTCTATCAAGAAATACTATGGTTATAGTAATGAGAAGGCGAAACAAGTACTCCCACTTCTAACCAAAGAACAGATTACATTTATTCAAAATAAACTTGAGGTTGGTGGATTGAAATGAACATTATGGAACCTGAGTATCAGTGGTCACCTGATAAAATGGTTGAGATATTATTATCTGAACCAGATGATTTTCTGAAAGTCAGAGAAACTCTCACAAGAATTGGAGTAGCATCCAGAAAAGAAAAAAAGTTATATCAATCTTGTCACATACTACACAAGCAGGGTAAGTATTATATCGTGCACTTCAAGGAGTTATTTGCACTTGATGGAAAAAGAGCTAATTTGAGTGTGAATGATGTGCAAAGAAGAAATAGAATAATACAATTGCTTAGTGACTGGGGATTAGTCAACACAGTCATAGATGAAGCACTTGACATAGCACCACTAAATCAAATCAAAGTTATATCATATAAAGAAAAAAGTAATTGGATATTAGAAACAAAATATAATATCGGAAAAAAGAAGACCGAACCTCAATAACCGAACCAACATAAAATGTGATCGTGTATAATTAGTAGTGTCGCCTTCGGGGACATTACAACTAGACGCTTTAGGAGGTCACTATGTTTGGCACAGATGGCAGTATCACTTTGTCTACTGCAGACACATTCGATTATCTTAATAAGATAAGACGAAACATGATTGGTTTTGATGACTGGTCACAACAGTTTGATACACCAATACAAAACTACCCACCTTATAATACGATAAAGTTATCGAATCATGAGTATAGGGTCGAGGTAGCAGCAGCAGGATTCAAGAAAGAGAATCTAAAAGTCTATACACAAGAAGGACAACTTGTGATAGAGGGCAAGAAGGACGATGGTGTGGAGCATGAGTACATGCATCGTGGACTAGCACAAAGAGCATTCACTCGTGCATGGTCACTACCAGAAGAACTTGTTGTCAAGAGTGTGAAATTTGAAGATGGTCTATTACTCATAGACATCGAGAAGGTTATACCAAAAGCACAGCAGCGAAAAGATTGGCTCTAAATACATACATGTATTCAAGAGTCCGAAGACACATCAAACCCAAAGACCTTAGAGAGTCACTGACTCTTAGGTTCACAGAAATCCTCAATCCAACCTTTTGGATTGGGGATTCTCTCAAGCCTGAGGTAAATGAGGCATTGATGAATTTTGCAGAAGCATTCGCTGCTTATGTTGATCTAGATGAGAGAGCAATCGTGGATGTTCTTTTACTTGGTGGTAACGCAGGGTATAATTACACACAATACTCTGATCTGGATGTACATATCGTTGTAGATCCAAAGTTTATACCTGATTGTAACCCAGATCTACTTGATCAATACTACATGGACAAGAAAACTCTATGGGAATTGACTCACAACGTTACAATCTATGGTGTCAAAGCAGAACCATACATTGAAAGACCTAAGGTTACACGTAAGAAGAGTCAAGGTGTGTATAGTCTTATGAAGAAGACATGGATACAAGAACCTGAAAGAGTAGAGGGTGATGTTGAGGAGAAGGAGATAGAGAAGAAAGTAAACAACTTCAAAACAAGAATAGATGCATTCATCAAGAATGAAAATGCAGAAGGATTGAGAGAACTGGTCAAGAAACTAAGAGATAGTAGGTCAGTCTCATTACAGAAGTATGGAGAGTATGGTTTCGAGAACATGGTGTTCAAGGAGTTACGGAACCAAGGTTATATTGACAAAGTACGTACAGTTGTGGTAAACTTAAAATCAAAGAGTCTTTCATTATGATAAAAATTATATTATTTAAGAACAACCTAGTTCTTATCACTAGGTTAGAGGAGGTTGGATCTGAGATGGGAGAACCTGATTGTAAACTTATCGATCCATTTGAATTGAAGGGTGAGTTTCTTGAGTCTTGGCCTTCATTTACAACACAACGTGAAATGATGGTACACTCAGATAGTTTCTTGACTATCATAGAACCAGACAAGGCACAACTTGATAAGTATCAGGCTTTGACTGCAACTAATGTCACAGAAAAATCTTAGAATTTTATGGTTATATCCTAATCAACATATGAGAGTAACACCACCAGGTGGTGTTGCAATCATTACTGCATGTTTGAAAAGAGCAGGTTATAGTAACATAGAATTATTTGATGCCACATGGTATCCAGCAGATCAAGAAGAATTTTCAAGACCAGATAGAGATAAGGAAAGAGCGAAAAGACAAATGTTCCCAGAATACAAATGGGAGAGAGATGATATCGATCCTGATTTTTTTACTTTGGAAAATGAAAATATGTATGTTGCTTGGAGAGAGAAAGTAATAGATTACAAACCAGAT